CTTAAATATAATTCTAGCTCCGTTTATTTCTATTGTTTGTCCGTTAATTTTGCATTCCATATTATTTTTCCTCCTTTTATTCAAAAAGTTTATCAATTGCTGTACTAATGAAACGTTTTTTATAATATGCTATATAATATTCGTTGATTGCGTCTACGAGGAGATTGTGTACTATCATTTCCCCTTCTTTTTCAGTAGCTTTATTACGCAATTTTTCTTGAGCTTCTTTGAGTGTGTCTAAGACGAGATTATCTACAATTGCTTTTACCTCTTCTTCACTCATTATCTTTTTTTCTACCATTTTATTATTTATCCTGTCCAAGAACCAAATCGTTCAACGAAAGTACGGTTATGTTTAAAGCCATAAATCCTTAGTTGTTTTCGGCTCTTCTTCCTCCGGTTTCTTACTAGCTTTTTTACCAAAAAGCAAATTAATAAAATCGTTAAAGCGACGTGCATTATAATACGCATCTAGCATATCTTCTATATTAAATTCCTTTTCACTTTGTTTCTTAGTATCTTCTTTCTTTTCTTCATCCTCCTTCGATTGACGGGAACAATATTCTTCTTGAGCCGCCACATCATTTTCACAATAATTGAGCAATTTACGCCATTCTTCATCGGTAATAGTAGTTTCGAACTCGAAATCGCAATCATTCGTACAATTTATTCTCATTTTATCAAGTTCATAGTCATAGTCTTTACAGAACGTTCTGAAACCGTTATTGGAATCGTTTTTCTTTTCTTCACAACTATTATCGGAATCTTCTTTACGATTAATGCTCTTTTCGGTGGAGAATTCTCCATGATAACGTTTCTCTAATTTTTCGATATTCTTGTTAAGAACGTCTTCGAACTTAGTTTTATTGATAGCCCATGCCATAAGAGCTACATACCAGCACACGTCACCAAGCTCAAGGATAATCTTCTCCTTCATGTCGTCATCAAGCTTATGTCCATGATACATGTATTTTTTGATAATATCATTGACCTCACCGACTTCGCCTGACAAACCAAGAGACGCATTAAGAATCAAGTCTTTTTGTTCAAACACGTCTTTGTTCAAAGTTTTGAGAGCCAAATCAGTGTAGCTCTCTGTTTGATTTATCCATTCTTCAATGAAATCTCCAAATTCCATTATTGCGTTTGACAATTCATTAATCGAGTTCTTCAATTCGTTAATGTTATCACGGTTAGAAATAAGTAATGCCAAAATATCCTCGTCTTCTTTACATTTTTTCATGGCGTTTTCATTCATAATAATTACTTCCTTTCTTTTGTCTGTTTGACTTTCTTTTTATTTTCTTCGTACTTTATAGGCCGTCTAGAATTTTCTCTAGCGGGAACACTCAAACAATAATCGCATGGGTCATCTGCATCACTTGAGTCATAATGTTTGCATTTTGAACAATAAAGTTCAAATTCCACTATCTTTTCCATCGTTTTCTTCGACAAATTCATTGAAATTTACATATTTACTTATCGTTTTTACAGCATCATCAACTAAGCTTTCGTAATATGAAATATCAATATCGTCTTCCTTTCCTAGATTTTTTACGTCTTCTGATTCGAGCCACCTATAGTCTTTTGTACCTGTGACTGAATCGTATTTAGATGAGCCATCTTTGTTTTTTCTTCTACTAACTAAAACACCTCCGCCATGTCCGGACTTTATAGGACAAAAAGCTCCAACTTTTCCTACGTACTGGTAATTGTGTTCACCGTCAGGAAGAGCTTCATTCATGTCCAAAAGCATTTCTGTAGATACGGTTTTAGTCTCACACAAATCCGAAAATATAATTGGTTCATGAGAAAACAACGTTTTGAACACGTACGGAACAGCGAATTGAGTACCTGTTGCAGTCCAATGACCATCTTTGGCATCTTTAGCTATATATACTGCTTTATTTACGAGACACATTTTCTCATATGTAGCTTCGTGTTCAAAGTTATAACCATACTTCTTACCGAACTCTTTAACCTGTTCAATTATTTCAGGTGTAGCATCTGGTATCTTTATCGAGTCCGTCTTTATATGGGCAACTGTGAATCCTTTAGATTCTACGAATTCTTTTAAGTCAACCATAAATAATGCTCCTCGTTTCGCAATTATATTATCGATGTTTCGAATATCACGAAAACGATTGTCAAACGAAGCAAATGTCTGACCATAAACTGCATTTATAGGAGTTTTAAGACCGTTTGAAAGATATTTAGAACTTAGTTCTCCCGATTCAATACGACCTACGTATTTTGACAGTTTGCCGTCCAACATTGTTCTTAATACATTCATATTTTGATGCTTGACTTCAACCCTCGTTTCTACGAGGTCCATAAACTTTTGTGTATACTTAGGTCCGAAGTAACACTCAGACAATGCAGAATGCGGATGTTGAGATGTTATGTCTAACAACGCGACGTTAAAATATACACCGGGTTTAGAATATACCAATCCTCCTTCACCAACTTCAATACCTTTGTAAGTAGATACACCGTTATCGAACTTGTATCCGTCAAAATAAGGCAAAAGACTTTTTGCTTCGCCATGACGAATCGCCATCATATCCGGGAAATACTTTTTCAAAAATATCAATACATCTTCATCGAGTTCGAAGACCGGTTTCGATAAATCCCTATACCTGAATTCTTTCTGCGGATTCTTCTCTGCGCCAAATATAATTCGAGCTGTATGCTCGTTCGTACTGGTGTTTAGAGACAATCCAGACAAATCAGCAAGTATTTGTCTAGCGAACCAATCGCCCTTCAAGAAATCAAATACCGCTTCAGTAGCTATAACATCATTGTCACAGTATTCTGCTACTTTTGGAATGTCTTCGTCTTTAACCGGTTCATCCCACGGTAGCCCGAGTTCTTTGTGATGTATACCCAATTTTATTTCAAACTTCTTCAACGACATTTTGTTTCCAGCTGAAGCAAAATCGTATACATCTGTATATGACAAACTATATGCCTGACCAAAGAATCCTGTTCCTTCGTTTATTATCTTTTGACTTAGGTTATACAGTTCTTCATTTGAATAACCGATTAACCGTGCGTACAACATATGATTGTCATATCTTTTGCAATTGAACCCGATTAAATTGTGTTTGCAAAGATTGTCGACATCATTTGGTGTTGGGTTTATTAAGCGTATAACTGGATTAACTGCACCTCTGAATTTCCAATTTATTAAAAATAGATTTGGAAACACCTCTACGTCGAAAAATACGAGGTCGTCAGTGTTATCCTCATTTAAATCCTTGACAGTTTCATGCTCTGCAAAGAATTTCATGTCTGCTACTTTTTTTACGCAATATGCTGCCTGATTTGTACTGTTCATTGCAAAGGCATATATTACGTTTTTTAAATCGGATACGTCGTAGTTGATACCACTATTATACGCTTCTTCCAAAGTTTTGTATATCATGTCTATCGACGATTTGGTCGATGGCATTATTTCTTTTTTCAAATGCCTCGATATAACCGTTCTAATAGCTTTTTCATTTTTTAAACCATTAAAGTCTATCACTTTGTTTTCTTTTTTTATTGGAAGTCCTGAATTTATTACGGCTATTTGCTCGTTGTTACATTTCGTTAAAAGGCGTCTTAATGACGAATTGCCATTGAACACTTTTACTTCTATGTTCTCTGAGTAAATGCCTGCTAGCTTAGAGACATCTCCTTCATAAATATAATGTAAGTGAACACCTTTACCGCTCTTACTCAACTCTGCATACGTCTTTGGAAATTTTGACGCAGCTTCTATGTTTTTAGCTAAAGACTTTTCACCATTATCTTTCAAGTCGAAGTCTATAACTATATGATTAAGCGGCACCTTGACATAGTGCAATATTGATGTATCAATAGATGATAACGTGGTTTTAACCGAATCCCATTTTTTATACGGAAGTCCATCGTTATTTGCGTACTGCGCTGGTTGGTCTTTTAAAATATCATCCAGAATAGATGGTTGAGATTTCATAGAAAGCCATCCATTGTCCGCACGATTGTCGCTTTCGCATTGAGATTCTTCCGATAAATTCAAGTCCTTAAAACCATGATAATAACTCCTCGCTCGTGTCCCATCCTCCAAAATATAACGTTCGTGATACTCTTCGAAGTAATTTCTCAATTCTTCTCTGAATATTCGCATAGAAAACGGATACTGAACTTTTGCTTCATCACAGTAGTTCTTATACATTTCCCATGCGACTTTAAGCGGAACGCCATTGTTTTCCATAAATTTGTTGTATGAATCTAAAACAAAATTATAAAAGTCATTACTAGCGTTCAACATTATAACTGGAACATATTTATCATATTTTGTCGGATTACTCAGATAGACGTTCTTACACTTATTCGCAATCGCTCCAAGTTCAAAATCTATCTTTTTAGTCAGCGTATTGTATTTCTGCTGGCTTACCTTCTTACCCGTCGGCGAAACGTCTATCAATCGTCTGATTATACCAGAACGCGAGTCTGTTATCTTAACAGGCTTGTTTGTTCCCATGAATAAGAAACATCTGTATCGATTACTGTACAATGACTTATACTTCTCATTCACAGTCATCATCTCGTGTGATACAAGACTGTTTAGTCTAGTATTATCTTCGATTCTAGACAAATCACCGTCATGTTGTATGCCAACCAACGGATTGCACTTAAATGGTTCAAGAGCAAAAGAGTTGTTAGATGAACCTAAGGCCTTGGCGTCAAATACAGAATAATATCCTTCGAACAACTTCTGGATAATATTAAGGACTGTAGACTTACCAGTACCAGCAGAACCGTAAAACACGAGAAATTTCTGTATGTTTACGGAATCACCTGTTACAATTGAACCTATGGCCCATTCTATCTTTTCCTTTTCTGTCGAAGAATATAAAGTACCTACAAGTTCATCCCATGCATCCGTGGGGCCATCATTTAACGTATATGATAGCTTTTTGGATACATAGTCTTCTTTTTTAGGATGCTGGTCTGCGAAAGTTATTCTATCATCTAATTGTACGTAGTTGTCTCTAAGATGCTTCTGACAATATTTATGCCATTTATCTATGAGACCTGATTCTGAATCCCAAAGAAATTTTGGAATGACCGTAACGTCAGGTTTCTCTTCTTGCAATTTATTTGCGTACTGTTTTACGTCATTGTCAATCAGGTTCAATAGAACGTTTTCGTCCGTAGACCATAATTGTTCTTGTTCGTTCCAAACGGCATAAAAATCGCCGCCTCTTATCATCAAATCGTTAGTACGATTGACTATAAATTTAGGATAGACTTCAATTGTCATATCCTTACTTCTTTTAGTTGCTATTAAATAGAAGTCCATCCGTTCTCCTTTCTATACGTTTTTGATATATCAATGACATAGTTCTGTCATGAAGACCTGCATCTGGTCCCAGATAGACAACGTTCGCATGTCTATTTTTTTATTACGTGTAACAAATGGAGACCCGCTACCGTTTTTCTTGTACGTTTTAGTACAGAATTTGTCGATGATATCTTTAACCTTTTTTTCATCGAAATTTGAATCTGTCATATCTATGAGGCCCATATTTACTATGAATTCCCAAAACCATTGAGAACCTCGATAACCGTATTTCGGGTCATACAAAGTGTTCTCAATTTCCATCGCTAATTCGACGAGAAGCTCGAATACAGATGATTCTTGAAACGGAGGAGCATATTCATTGAAATTGCTTAATCTCCGTTTAGACAATGCGTTGTTAATTCTAGAATTATCTTCGTCGAAATTATTAATGTACGGAGTTGAGAAAAGGCATTTTAAGAGGAGAGAATATTCACTCCTATAAAATACCTTCCTCACCAGATATGAGAAATAAGCATTCTCATCATTCATTCTCAGCTCAAATCCTCTGCTATTTCATAATATTTCTTTAGAGTGTTATTTTGGATATAGACTGCATCTTCATCAGTCTCCTTAAATATACGCTTAAAAGCGTCCCCGACATAATCGGTGTAGTCGGTTATCTCTCGTCCTTTCAAATCATACATCTTATCTCGTTCAGTGTTATATTCCCACTGAATCATCTGATAAGTTGAGATTTCACCGTATTCAGATGAATCGATAATCATGATGTCTGTAGATGCATCAATGTAGCAATCTTCCGGTATACCATCATAATAATCATCTTTTTCATAACAAATAACGTCATCGTCGGTCAATTCATCATCGTCAGATGAAAACATTTCAAACTCGTCATCTGGATACTCGTCTTCATCGAAAATATCATCCGACTCACTGGAGCCAGAATAAATATCAATTACTTCTTTTGCGCTTTTTACCGCATCATCCATATCCTTTTTAAAGTCGTCATCATCGTGACGAAAAAATTCGTTGACCATATCTGTATATTTCCTTTCCATTTCGTCCTTCTTTTTCTTAAATATAAAGAACGACGTAACCCCTGTGATAAGACCTCCGGCAATAACACCGCTTACAAACCACATCCAATTAGTCATAGTATTTTACCTCCTTAGATATCTTAGATATACTGCAATACATCGCCTTGGACATTAAAGTCAAGCCAAATTCCGGGTTCGTAACCGTTGATAAACAAACGTTTTGATTCGTCTGAAATATCATAGATACCAAAATCAATCTTTGCATTTTTGTCTATCTTCTTGCTCCAGCCTACGAGTTGTCCCTGCGGTGTCCTCGGAAATCCGAGCATTTCATACACCTCGTTAAGGGTCATAGTCTTATTCACGCTGAATTTTTCATTCGCGAACCGTTGCATTTTCAACAGGTAGAACAATCTATCTTCTGCGTCATCTGTCCAACCCGGACTACCTTTACAGAAGCACCTTGTATAAGCGCTGTGCTCAGGTTCGATGGTTTTTTCAGTCTGCTTTTTCTTCTTAGACGTAGAACCATCTTCAGACTGTTTGACGTCCTTTACATTGAATCTTAGCTGTCTATCAGCGTCCTCACCGTACTTTTCTTTAACGTTTTCTCTGTACTTACTAAACGCACTAGAAACTCCGATAAATGCGCTTCCAAGCGTGAGGTATCGTTTGTTCAAAATGCAGTGCGCTCCAACAAATGCAGCTGCTGTAAGACCTCCAACGAGTACAGAAGGAATATATGCCTTAACGCATTCACGAGCGTAAGTTATGTCATTTACCTTCGTATCATTAGCAATATCGTCTTCAGTATATTCGAACGTCTCATCATTTTTTGCTTCTTCAATGTCGGCAGCGATTTCTTCATGCTTCTTCTTAGCTGCAATCTGCTTTTCAGCGCCCTTCTTTACAGAATATCCAAACACACCAAGGCCGATGACGCCCATAGTGGTAAGTGCAGTAGGCAGACACGCCTTCACGAAAGTTTTTACTGTATTAAATGATATCATTACATTTCCTCCTTTGTGTCTTTCGCAGATGTTTTATTCTTAATCTTTATAAGACGGTTCAAATACCATCTTGCTTTCTCCAAATCTTCGATTTCGTTCTTTTGGTCAAACCGCCAAATATACTTAATAATCTGACCTACATAAAATCCTTCAATACCATTCTTATTAGAAATGGCTGATTCAATAGCGTCTATGCATTCCACTTTCGTTCCAGAATAGTGCCTAGGATGATTCACAGTACTCATTTTCTTTGCTCCTTAAATAGATTTAAATGATATGGGTTTGGGAAATTTTATATACCATTTCCCGTTTGAAAGATAAACAGAGGCTGTCCGTAATGAAGTCCAGCCGTAATCGTTCGTTACATAATCGAACGGAATATCCAGAGCATCGTACATCTCCGCAACAGAAACCATACCTGTAGCTTCTATTTTAGATGTCAATGCTTGGAGTAGATTCTTGGCTTCTGTAGGATTATTGAAGTTTACACTGTTATAATCCGACACTGTCGCTTTCTTCCAATTAATTGAGTTAATTTGCTGGCTGTTACCAGAAATGTTGTAGTTAGTGTAACCGTTATTATTCGAGTAGTTTTGAAAACTATAATTTGTATAATTGCTTCCGTTTGAAAAACGACCTTGATTGTTAGACTTTATGTCTTTTCTATAAATTAGATAGTCACTGCCGTTTTTAATCAAATTTGACAACAAATTTTTTAAACTTGGGCTGATTAACTCGACCCAAAGGTCTTTTGCCATTTTTAAAAAAACCGAATCTGGTTTAGACAAATTAGCCTTTGGTGTATTAGGCGTATTTTGTTCCTTATTTTCCATGAAAAAATATAAAGGAGACTGTGTTTTTAATCACAATCCCCTTTACATACCTCCTTTTTTTAATCGTATTGAGTTTTATTTAACTTCTTCTCCGTCACAATCAATCACATCACAGTCTTTGATGTCAACAACCTTTTTTCTGTTTTTGTGCTCCTTTATTTTTCTGTCAAGCAGCTTATACAGCTTAATTCCGCCGTAAATAAGACCTCCGATTGCTGCAGATGCAGTCAAGCCAATTCCTATTCCTCCAAGCGTTAAGTTTTTCGCTGATGATACTGCTGTTTCAGTAATATCAGTTGCACCAACACAGTTAGTTACCGCATTTTCAACCGCGTTAGTTACGTGAGTTACGTTTTCGTTGAGTTCGTTCATAATAAAAATCTCCTTTAAATTTAAAAATTGGGAAGTATCCCATAATAGTATTTGTTTTTCTCGTCAAAAAATAAAACAAAAAGGTCATCGTTTTATTGATGACCCTCTTGCTTTCTACTTACCTATTTTACCTATCATGTATATTATGATGTATACTTCTATGGATAGGATGTGTATACGTGTTCCTCAATGCTTCCGCTTCGTCTTTCTCTTTCTGATTGCGTACAGCATTCTTAATTAATATAACACAAATTATTCCACTAATAAGCCCTACTATCATAGTATCCTCCAAGTTTTAATTTTTTGGTAGTATCCCATAATAGCGTTTGTTTTTGTCGTCAGTTTGTTATTGTCTCGTACTTTTTTATTTCTGCCGATATTTCTTTTTTCATGTCGTTTTCCAAATATCTTGCGATAAGAAATCCGCCTATCAAATCACAGATTGTTCCTAAAGCGTTAAACACGTTCATTTTCAAATCTTCCTCCTGTTATAAGCCAACTGTTAGGTAGCTCCAGTAATTTTTTACAAAAACTAATCCATTCGTACAATTTATGAGACTTTCTCTCATTATACATCTTGTGTAATACCTCGTAACTAAGCATAACCGTTCGTTTTTGATTATATGAACTAGGTAGTATTTGTATTATATTCCACCAATATTTTTTGTCCGTTGTTTTTAAATATAAATCGCGATTTTTATTTAAAGATACGATTATATTGTCTAGACAATCGAAATCAGTTAACATATCAGTGCTAAAATCTTCTCTCTCAAAGACTTTATCTGTTATCTTATGCATTGTTGAGCACGAGTTGCTTACAGACCCGACTTTATATGTGTCGAACTCTTTCCACCAATATAGTGGTGCGCAAATATCCATATACACTACTATCATTCTCATAAATTTCCTGTGCGACGGCCCAGCTTTGACAAGTTTATTCATCAAAGTTGCATCATTGTACCCTAGAATATATACATTGTCTGCAGAGTCAACATGGAGCTCGGTTTTACCTATCATAGCGTCAATACGAGGGATATTACTATACCCACTATCTGATTTGTCCCAAGAATTCATTGGGTTACGCATCCCTCGTATCGACTCTTCGAAACCGTAAACGCTCACTTTATCTATAGTCAGCATTATCGATTCTCCTTACAGCAATTGCGGTTCTTCAAACGACAACATCAAGACGTAAAAATTCTCATCTATACAAGCTCTACGATGCCAAAAATGCACTTCTTCGTCAATCCACCACAAAGATTGCATACTTATAGGATATTCGTCGTCATAATAGTTCTTAAGTACAATGTCCATGTCCAATTGTCTATAAAAATCTATAACAGAACACCTTCCGCGTTTGCGGACAACTTCATTTACATAATGCTCAGCTGTCAGTAGTTCATCCATTGTAGTCTCCATGTATGACAAAGTAAACATGTCATAGACAAGTATAGTATCCGGGTTATCATCAGATATAGTTAAGCCCATATCTTTGACATCTTGTCTAGCGATGTCTTCCTCAATTTTTTCCTTAAGTCCAGCCTTTTCCAACGCTGAATTGATTTTGTCTTTGTATTTACTGTAAGATGCGTTTGCAAACGTGTAAAGTCCAATCAAAGATGCCTGTTGTCTGTTGGACAATATTGTATTTCCAACGATACTAGCTACCGTACCTATTCCAGTAGCTATTACAGGAGCGTACGATTTGACGTCACTAATAACAGCATCTTTTTTTGTAAAATCGTCTCCCTTCTGTTTTTTCAACTCTTCTTTTCGTTGTACTGCTTTGGGCGTTATTTTAGCCGTAAGTACGATAGACGCTACCGTTCCTACAACGCTCAATGCACTAAGAATATAATTCCCATTTTTTTTAAAAAATTCGCTGAAACTCATTTTGACACCTCATCTTTAGCTTTTTTAAATTTGTTCTTTACAGAATTTTTAAACGACGTCCACTTTGCAGGATTTCGTTTTATGATGATAAACGCTGCGATACCGACCGGGATAATTATGTTGGTTGTCCACAGTCGTATTTCCCTCATCAGTTCCACATTTCTACTCATATGATTATACCTCCAGATTAATAAGACATGTTAAAATTGTACACAGGGTCACTGCTATACCCAAACACCAGCACCGGATACCCGTGTTTTGACTTTTCGTAATGATACACAATATCAAGACCATCACCAGAACGTCCATACTCCTTGGACGTCCAGCCGACTATATCTCCAATATCTGAACCATCTTTATCTAGATACGCATAGAACTCATTTAATGAACACGCATCATAATTCATTATGTCTCTATTTACACTATTAATAGCTCGTTCGAGACTTAAGATATTCGAATAAAAATATCTTCCAGAATACGAGTCATAGCACATCATCTCATCCATCTGGCGTATGTCATTAGGCGAAGGCATTGAATCATTGGAATCCATAGATTTCTTATTAGCTTTCTCTTGTATCGCGTCCTTAACTTCGTTAGAAACCGTATCAGCAACTGCAGATTTATAACTAGCGAGCGCATTCTGTGTTACTCCAACCAGCGTAGACGTAGCTACAATTGAATTATTTAATCCAATAGCACCTGCGATTATTGCTCCTGATGACGTAACAACATTAATAGCTACCGGAATATAGCTCTTCCATGTGCTCTTTATTTTTTCTTTTCTAGAAATCAACTTATCAGAATATAAGTTAGCATGTTTTTTGCCAATGTTAAAAAGCTGGATTCCAGAAAATATCAGTCCACCGATTCCAGCTCCAATTAAAATGTTAGATTTTAACCTATTATTCACTTTTGAAACAATAGAACAGACTGTTTAATCTGTTCTATTTTACCTCCAATCTTATTTTTCTTTGAATGTTACTTCGTCAACTTCTTAAACAAACTCTTTGCTGCTTCCGAAGTGAACATACTATCACCGCTGTATTCGACGAACAGCGACAGCAAAAATACAAACGTACTCACCCCTATAGGGACGAGCGACGAAACAATCTCTCTACGCTTTGTATAAGCGTCGGTCGATTTAATTATTGCCTCTCTAATCCTTATTAGTCGAGTTAGTATTTTGTCATATTTGTCGTCGTTTACGTCAAGCTTATTAAGCTCGGTCAATAGTCTTCGCTCCTCCGCTTTGAGAGCCTGAAAATTCGTTTTTTTCTTCATAAACTCCTCCAAAAATATAATTTTGGTATTTATCCCATAAAACAACATGTTTTTCTGGTAAAACAAGAACACCCACTGTTTTTCAAGTGAGTGCCCCGTTTTGGGTTTAAACTTCTTAGTTAATATTCGTTTGGTTTGTAAGTATTTCACTCAGACCATACGAGACGTCAGTCAATAGACTGAGGATGTCCCTATATTGATTATCTAGTATCTTCGCGGAGCTTCTCATGCTCCACAGATTCTGAATCACCAATATACTTGCGGTGATGCATTCCTCATATTGTTTCTTCATCTGTTCGTCGTTCATAATAACCATAAACCTCCAAATATAAATTAGGAAATATTTCCCATAATAGTATATGTTTTTCACGTTAAAATGAAACACTCACTGTATTTCAAGTGAGTGCGCTCATGGTTAACACCTTATCTTTTTCTTTTTCTTGTTCTTATTTTTTCAGCGATATGCATAATTATAACGCTTAATGAAAATATCTCTATCAATGTTAGTAACGCGTACAGATATACGCCTACAAACAAACTTCCTGTGGTATCATAAATAATTTCCACAAGCGCTTTCCATGCTCCGGTGAACATAATAATCCTCCAATAAAAATATAATTTTTGGTATTTATCCCATAAAACGACATGTTTTTATGGTCAAACAAGAACACCCACTGTATTTCAAGTGAGTGCCTTTGGTTTTTGATAATCCTTATTTTTTCTTTACACCATGAATATAAATTCGTCTAACCTCCTCTCTTATCATCTTACGTTGTTGTTTTTTATTTCCGATGGCGCTAAGCACGCCACCAGCAAAAGAACATACAAGCCCGATAATAATTAAAGTTGCCATAACTGTTTCCTCCAAGTTATAAAAATATTATTAGGATTCTATCCCATAATAGCACATGTTTTTCTCGTCAAAAAGGAACACCCACTGTGTTTCAAGTGAGTGCCCAAGGATAACAAAAATATGAGACTTTAGTTTATTACATAAGTTTCCTCCTTTCATAATAACACTATATCATATATTTACTCCATAATAGTACATGTTTTTTTCGTCAAACAAGAACACCCACTGTTTTTCAAGTGAGTGCCTTTCGGTTTACCTATTTTATTTTTGTCCGTTAGATACTATCAAATATACTCCCATTACTAAGAGTATTATTCCAATAATCATATCTTTCCTCCTACAATATTTATTAGGTATTTATCCCATAATACACGATGTTTTTATCGTCAAAAAAGAACACCCACTGTTTTTCAAGTGAGTGCCCTTATTGGGTTCGTTCCTATTTAGTTTTTCTTCATTTCCTTCTTCATCTCTTTCTTACATTTTTTCAATACATCCCTAATGTAATTCCGTATTATCACACTTTTCCATACGTCAAGTCCGTAGACGCTGAAATTGAGTTCTTTCACGCTCCCATTTTTTCCAACTTTCGCGAGTTCGAACATTACTTTATAGTAATCACCATCGAAAGTGAATGTGTACCAATTTGTACACGTTTCATAATCCGAGTGGTAGTCAACCATCTTGTAATCTTCAAACGTTGCGAATGTTTTGTCAAAGAAGAGCTTCCAATTCTCTTCAGCCTCTTCGGCTTGCGCACGAAATGCTGCTTTTACGTTTTCAGGTTTTTTTGTAAGATAGAATTTCATAATAAATGTCCTCCAAAAATTCTATTAGGATTTTATCCCATAATATACGATGTTTTTATCGTCAAAAAAAAAGAACACCCACTGTTTTTCAAGTGAGTGCTACAGTTTGTTTCAATCCTTACTTATTGAACCATTTGAATATTTCACAAACGACCAATATTACTGTTAGTGCTATCACCATCAACAGAAGATAGGGCGCATAACTTATTATTATAATACTCCCTATTGCTGCTAATGATAAAAAAATCAACACCAGTATTGTAATCATATTGTTCCTCCTAAATGTCAAAAATATTTCGGATTTTACTCCATAATATACGATGTTTTTCTCGTCAAAAATAAAAAAGAAAGTGTAAGTCAATATAGATGTGCACCCCCGTTTATATTAATTAGATATAAACAACTCGTGCTGTCCTTACGGTCCCCAACCCTTACAAGTTGAGCATCTTCATTAGTTCATTCATACTTACAATTCTCAATTAGGTTCTTGTACTTACCTAATCTTTCTTTTCATAATATACTATGTTTTTGTCGTAAAAAGAACACCCGCTGTTTTTCAAGTGAGTGCCTTTTTGGATTTTAAACCCTATTCTTATTCTTATTCTTCGTCTTCGTCTTCATCATCGTAGTTATCTTCGAACATAGAAAATAAATCGAAAGGCCGAATCATACCTGTCCAATCAAGACGACCTTCATCTTCGTCATAGTTCTTAAGCTGGAATACAGCTTCCATTCTTATACCTACAATCTTAAACTCAATAAACAATTCACTTGTATTACGGTTAATGTAAGTTTCAAGAAGCTCGAATTCCGCGCCACAGAACTGTTGAGTAAAAAGATGTACCCAAGATTTCAGATATTCTTCAGATACTTCTTCAAATTTCTTCCTCATTTTCTCCAGTTCAATAACTTCCTTTGAATTTGTCTTCATAACATGAATCCTCCAAATATAAATTATGGGTATTTATCCCATAAAACGGCCTGTTTTTCTGGTTAAAAAGAACACCCACTGTTTTTTCAAGTGAGTGTCTTTGTTCGCTAAATCCCAACGTTGTTTCTTTTAGTTAATACTTTTCGCTAAAATATTTATACAGAGCTCTTACCATTAACGTATTTGTTCCCTTAACAGTTATGAGTTGGTTTCCCGTTCCGTCGTCATTTATTTTCAATAATTCGAACACCACCGAAAAATAGTCGCCTCCGAGTTCGAATATCACACAAGTTTCACATGTATCGTAAACTGAATGGACATCCAAAAGACGATATTCTTCGAATTTTTCGAATATCCTATCAAATAAATACTCCATTTTTTTCTCCACGTCTTTGGCATGTAATGCGTATTCCCTCTGTAATTCTTCCGTCTTTATAAGCGTTTTCATAGCTTAAACCTCCAAAAATTATTAGGATTTTACTCCATAATATAATCTGTTTTCATCGTCAAAAAGAACACCCACTGTTTTTCAAGTGAGTGCCATAGTCGGGTTTTAAACCTTATTCTACTTCGTCCTCATCTTAGTCTTCATCGTCGAACGTAGTAATATAGTCGAGGGTTCGTGTTGCAGATATCCAATCCATCCGTCCAGACTCCTCATCGTATTGATGAAGCTGTAATATAGCTTCTGTTCGGACACCCATCCACGTAAACTCGACACATGCCTCGCATGTATCAAATTTTAGATAGGAGTCAAGAATCTTGAATTCTTCTCCACAGTACATTTGAGTGTACAAGTCCGTCCAAGATTTCAGATATTTATCTGCAACCTCCTCGAATTTCTTCCTTACTTTCTTCAATTCAACGATTTCACTTAATTCGTTTTTCATAAAAATTCCTCCGATAAAATATAGTTTTGGGTATTTATCCCATAATACACTATGTTTTCGTCGCAAAAAAAAGAACACCCACTGTTTTTCAAGTGAGTGCCTTTTGTTTTACTTTTTACTTTTTACTTTCTGTCTTTAATTACCTGAACTTTGCTATCAATATCATTCAGTCTACACTGTATGTTTGCCATGTCGTTAATATAGGAATCTTTATTGATGTCGTATACCTTTTTAGATATAATCAACCCTAATAGTGCTCCTCCAATAACACACAAACCTTTTTCTATTATTTTGTCAACGATGTTATTCATAGCATCCTCCTAAAATATAAAGTATGGATTTTACTCCATAATACACTATGTTTTTATCGTTTAGGCTCTTCGTACGTCATTGCGAGGTCTGAGTCCGACATACCGTTAGTAGTCGGGTCGTTAACAATACCTAAAATTGTTAAAATTATAAATACTGTAGAAACTATGTCGAGTAACGAAGACGATATACCGCTAAGGTCTAAGTTGAGACCGAATAATTTACATACCTGCGTTACAAGTAAAATAACAGCGGGTATCATGGTCGTCCAAAATAACTTGTTCTTTAACCTAACTTTAAAATTTAATTTCATATGTCTTTCCCCTCCATTAGCTTTTCTATGTTGTTTAATCTTTTTTCTAAGTTGCATATTTTAACAGAACTAACTTCATATGACGTGCGTAAGTTGCTTAGTTCAGAAACAATGTGTTCGTATGATAATGTATTCTGTTCTATCTTTTTTTCTATCTGAGTTAATCTATAATTGGTAAGCTTGTTCGCCGTAAGTATACCGCCGAATGTTCCAATTATAGTTCCGATAAAAGATAGAATAGCAACTAAAATTGTATTATCCATATGTTATTCTCTCCACACTGTATATGATGTATTTATGTAAACGCGATTTAATGGTTCAGTAGATTTTGTTCCATCTTGGTCGTATACAGTTGTTATAGTTAATATACCTATTGTTGACAAAGTAGCATAGCACATTCTATCGTTGTCACATGGAAATATAAATTCCATATCGTGTTTTGGTGAAACATTTCTCGGAATAATAGTTAAAATCTGACTGCTTGTTAAACCTTTTGCTCTTTTAACAACCCCATCTAAATAAATCATACTGTTATTTATTTCACGATAACTTAATTTAGAGGAGTTGTTGTAATTTTCGAAACTAGACTGTAATGTTAATTCAACAAAACCTGTATCTGGTATTTTAGAAATTATCTCTGTTGCTACGGAATCTGCAAGTTTGTCGCTAGTTATACTTTTGTTTAATATATTAGCACCAGATATAACAGCTCCAGACGATAAGTTGAACAAAACCACAGCAGATGCTTCTTCTGTCTCGTCAGACATCTTAACGTATCTAGTTATAAAGCCCTTTTTTATCATATAATCATAAAAAGACTCTAACTTAACGTTGTTCAAACTTTTAAATGCGAACGCTGTTTTATGAACGTCAGTTATATCAGATAATTCGCTTCTTATTTCAGTCACTGAATCACTTCTAGCCGCAGGAGAAGAAATATCATTTACAATCATAGCTCTGTGGTTTGTTATATTAACTATTACTCTATCACCATCGACGACATCTATGGTTGAAACCACTGGTGTATATTCAGTTGACCCGTCCAACTTAACATAAATCTTTCCTTCGTTTATAACGGCATATCCATAAACAGTAGACGATGTTTTTGTTTTTTCTTTTTTAAAAGTAGACGCAAACGTCTTAACTATGTTAGGCGGTAGTTTATACATGGTACATAGTTCCTTTCCACAAATTAACTGGAAATGCTGCTGTCTCAGAAACTGTCATTGATTTACCACAATTATAGGTCTGAGACATAACTTTAGCCTTAATGTTATATAATCCAGCCTTTTTGTAATTTAATCTTATAGAATCACCTATGGTTACTGGACAATAGCCGTGAGAATAATTCAGTTTATAAGTTACAGTTGACATCTGTTCAAGCGTTCGTTTAGCATAGTCATCAACTTCGTCTTGAGTGGGATTACCTACGATAACAGGTTGGGTAACCCTAGCCAAAATTTCACGACCTCTAGACACAGTTGAAGTAGGTGAATCTGGGTCATCATTGACAGCTCTCGAAAAAATATAATTTTTATCGTCAGAATAAATTACTTCTACCGTGTTAGGTATATCACATAAATCGTATTCCATAGTTATACTCGGAAGAAGTATAGACGAGTTATCATCATTAAATTCCCATATAGGCACTGTCTCAGAAAACTTTACATCTTTTTCTAAAATAATTTCTCCAGAAGGTGAAAGTGCTATATGATGTTCTGCCTGACCTAACAAATCGCTTATGAAAGTTAACCAATCGTCGCCTGAATCAGCAACGAAATCGGTTAAAAGATTTTTACTAAATGTTTTTCTAACAACAGGTGCTCGGCAATGTTCTGTAATTAACGTTATAGCGCTTTCTAATATATTGGAACCCATTTTTAAATAGTATCCGACAGGCGGTTTTCCGTCTTTTAATTCATACAACGGAGAATATGCTTGAAGATTTTTAGAAAAAACTTTTCCGTCAAACGATAAAGATGGTGTCTGAACCAGACTAGTATTCAAACATATTCTTTCTCTTATTCCATTTTGAACTACAATTAAATATGTTCGTATATACTTTTCTCCATCAAATTCATGAGTGTTGAACGTAGCAGAACCAAGAGTCTCTGAAGTCAAATCTCTTTGAAAATCTGAGCTTATTACACTACTTAAACGCGTTTTGTCCTTCCAAGTGTTTTCATCAACGTAGTAATATTCAAACGATTGAGTCATAGATTTAGTCCAATCTACCATAATTACATCCCTCCCTCAACTCTGGTTATATCTAGTGTGACAGGAACTGTTACTGCTAGATGTGTTAAAGAGAATGTTACATTTATGTTAGCCCAATAACCTACACCGGACGGTTCTCTAACATAAACATCACCACAATATAGATTAAGACGTTGCAATTGATACAATGTCTCTTTATCGTATTTAGGAACTTCTACTTTCCATGAACCAGTTTGCTTTTTTAACACACCGTAATACGATACTGGGTTTTCTCTACCTGCGTACTCCACTAATGTGACGTCTTTAGATATTTTATTGTCTACGTCTATGTTATAGGGAAGTTTTAATAGAGAACCATTCCAACCATTACTTTCTTTGACTCTATCGTTACTATCTATATCATACGGGACATAATTTTCATCCCACTGAATAATTATAGCCTTCTCACCGAATTCAATACCCGGAACGTCGTAATAATTCATTTCTCCGGTGGTCGAAGATTTAGCAACGATTCTATATCTAGCCGAATCCAAGGCTGGATGAGGGTCTGTTGCATATATGTACCTATTCCCATCGGTTGCTTGCTCAATGTTTTCCATAATTGTTGTGAATCGTCCATCGTTCTCTCGTCTATAAACAGATAAATACATTTTTACAGGTTTAAACCCAGTATCAAATATACAATAAGGACGTATATACGCTTGATATGTGTCTCGGTTTATAGCGATTTCAGCATTAGGTTCAGGTACAGTTTGAGACCATGCTACAGTAAATGTATATTGACCCCATCCGACTAGACCACTGTTCATAGTGACATGTAAGTCTAACGTATATTCGCCATTATTATCTAATTTGACGTCTTTAGGAGTTAATGTTTTACTAAAATTCGTGTCAATGTCGAAATGCTCAGAATATAAAACGGTACCTTTAGTAACGACTATGTCATTACCGTATGAATCTTGGCTATCAAAATTGTTGTTAGCCGTTATTTCTAATAAATATGTAATCGGCTTTTGTTTTCCAGCAACGTATATACCAGTTACTGTTAACGGATATGAAACGACAGTGTCTACCACTTCGTTTCCAGTTCCATCTGTTAGGTGCATTTCTAACGATGGAGATATATACACGTTAATAGTCTTTTCTTCTGAGAAGTCGCTGTAGTCATCTAATGCACCTTTTGTCTTAACTCTCCAAGTTATAACAGCGCCGTCTTTGAAAAACTCAGGTAAATCAGCACTCTTTAACGTATACGACGTCGTCTCTCCGGTTACATTTATTTCTTTTGGTCTTGCATTAGGTGAGGATAACACTATCGTTGCCGCAGTTTGTTTCGAATTGTCTTCCGCATTATGTAACCAATATAGTACTACAGTATCAACAACTGAAGCGGTAGTTGTTGACGACCATGTGGTAGGAGGATTCGGTTTTTTTCCTAAAGATACTCGTCCGTACGATACCGACCAAGGTGAATTACCTGCTGAGTTAACTGCTCTTACTCGGAAGACGTATACCTTTCCTGTTTGTAACCCAGTTTTTTCAAAACTATTATACAATATACCGGATATGCTAGTAGCGGTATCCTGATAAAAGAAATCAGAAATTTTTTCAGCATATTGAAGTTCGTATGAAGTAGCAGTTGGAGACTCACTCCAAGAAATATAAATAGATGTTAGAGAAGTAGCTCTACATTCTGTTATTTCTCCGGGAACTGGCGGAGGAGTTAAAGTCGCGGATGAATATGCACTCCATTCCGATATATTATCCGTTGTAGTTCTAGCTCTAGCCTTTACTCTATACGTTTTACCGGGTTGAAGAGTTACGACATAGCTTACCGCGTTTGTTATTGGTATATCAAGCCAGCTACTTCGTTGTAACGTATTACTTCCATCGACAGCAACCGCAAACTGGATTTGAGAACCTTTTGGATATGTCAATCCTTCTAAAGACATAGTTAAGTTATATAGTTCGTCGAGTTCTACTTGAGGAGTAGAAGGCGCTGAAGGTGGCGCCTCCTCTTCAACAACAAAATAAACCCAACTACTATATTCAGATGTCCAATAACTATGTTCATTATTATTAGAATCCTGATACGTTTCAGATATAGCTTTTACCTTAAAACGTATCTTTTTCGCATTACTTGGAATACCCCAAGTCTCTTGTTTGGTAGACGGACTTCCTTCCTGACCGTCGAACCATCCCTGAGAGCCAGTTGTCAAGGTATCTACTTTGTATTGCCATTTGGTTTTATAGTTTGCGGTATGGTTTTTATCCCATGTCCATTTGGCAAATAATGTATTTGTAGTACCTGTTTGGACTTCGAATTTAGTTACAATTGGTGATGCCATTTTACATCCTTTCTTCTACTCGGACTGCGTTTATAAGCTGTAGGACTGCATTCGCTATAGTTGAACCGTCGTCGTAGGAAATTCCATTTATTTCGTAATTGTTTACTGTTTTAGGTGTACCGGATACGTTCTTCAAAATATCAAGCGGAGATATAGTGTTCGAACGATTAGCGTTAAACATACTATTTGACGTAGCAGCTAATCTGAACGAAGTACTAATACTAAATCCGTCAAATATAGAGTTAATCCGTTTACCTCCAGACGTAATATCAGATAAATCAAGAATCGGTCTAATTGTAGGCTGAAACTCAGTCGATAAACTCATAGCGTTCACTATATCTTCAGCCGCACTTTTTAACCCGCTGAGAGCATTACCGTTTGCTTTAGTACCAGCACGAGGAAGAGGCTTTTTATCGAATGCAGAGTATATATCGTCACGTATAATTCCAGCTCTATCTCTTGCACTCGCAGCTTTATCTGACATACCATCAATAATAGATGCTATTATTTTTACACCAATATTGTAGAAATCATTGGTAGCAGTCGGGCCTATTCCCAAACGATAATTGAATTCAGCAATTATAAGTGACACTACATTACCAGCGCCTATTCTTATACTTTCTTTTTTATTATCATCATTTAAGGTATTGGCTATTGTTTCCATAACGGTAGCCATTATAGTTGCTATCGGTTTTTCGATAGGGTCTAACAATGCGTCACTGAAACCTCTTCTCGTTATTTCACCAGCAGAATAACCTGCTGAATATAAGTCCTTATACCCATCTTTATATGCTAAAACGTAATTATCAATAGATATATGGGCAAAGTCTACTAAAGCTTCCGCGAAATTATTCAAACCAGAGAAGTCGTAATTCGCCATTTTGGTATTAAAATCGTACATAGCATCAGCTAACGCTGTTAATTTAGCACCAAACGAATTAGCGCCAGTCGTAGTTACACTTTCCATACTTGCACCAGCCGCTGATAAATCGTTTATCGCTTGCGCTGCGCTTGTTACAGCCGTTTCATCTATGTTCTTTACTTTATCGCTAAAACCTTTAATTTTTTCGCCTAAAGTTTTGAAATTATCACCGAACTTACCGATTAGATTCTTATCCAAAATAGCTTTATTGCCATTTTCTTCGGACGGTAATACACCGAGAATGCTTGTAACAATATAACTTACATCATCCACCATGCCTTTAGGGTCGTCGCCTAAATTACCGTCAACCGTGGATGAGAAATTTACTACTGACGTACCGAAACTTTCCAACTGGGTGCCGAAATCACTCAAGTCTTTTTCAGACGTGAATAATGATGATATAACACCCTGTTGAGGAGCTAATGAATTGGTTAAAGAAGCGAAAATGTTACCAGCGTAATACGCTGCGTCTACTGCTCTAGGATTTATTTTAACAGTACCGTTTTCATCAACTACAGCATCGCTAAATCTAATCATAGCTTGTCCGTAAGCTTCTATACTAAGACCAAAGTCTTCTAAGCTTTTGGAACCAGCTACTTTTTGCCAGAAACCGTTTTTCGTAGGAACTTTTTCGTTTAACTCAGCCATTATTCCGCCAGCATCTGCAGCAGCTTGTATCGATTCTGTATTTAATCTACTCTTACCCTCAGAATCTGTAACTGTATTACTAAACAAAACCATAGCGGCACCATATGCAGCACAACTTGCTCCAAATACACCTAGGTCAGCTTCACCCATTATTTTACTAACCCAACCTTTACGTTTAGGAATTTTATCAGCCAATTCTGTCATTAATAATCCGGCTTTCTTTGCTGTATCTATCGCGCCTAAGTTTATTACGCTGTTACCTTCATCATCTGTTAACGCGTTGTTCATGGCCACTATTGCAATTCCAAAACCAGCTACTGATGCGCTAAACGAATCGAAGTCAGCATCATTAAATGCCGCGACTGCCGGTATTGCTTCTTGTAATGAAGTAATCATTTCTCCTATAGATACAGCAGCAGTAACAGCTTCGACATCGATATTACCAGATACGACGTTGGAAAACTCTACCGCAGCATAACCGAATGATACCAATTTCGATAACATGATATCAAAAGTATCACTTGAACCAGTAAAAAACTCTATGAAACCGGTTAAACTTTGGAGTAGTTCAGCCTTTGTTATCATCATTAATGCTTCGCATAATGCTTGAGCTCCCATTGCTCCATCTGGTCCCATTTGTTTACAAGCAATAATAAACGGTATAGATGCAACAGCAAATTTGCTTAATTGAACGCCAAGGTCGAACATACTAGGAACGAACGGTAGTAAATTAGTTATTCCTTCAATTAATTGGGCTACACATAATGCTAATATAGAAGCTACTAAAATTCCTGCGCCAGTAAGAACCTGCTCATCAGCGGCGAGTTTCATTACTTCTATGAAACCATTATTTAAATTGTTAGCGAAGTCACTAAGTGCTTGACCAAACGCAGGTAAAATTTGCATTATTCCTTCGGCTATACCGGCTATAAACGCACCAATCATTTGTCCTACTGTGTTAGCAAGTTTAATCATGATAGGAGCGCCTGTATTAATATACTCTTCTATTTGAGGATATTTTGATGCTAAGGCGCCGATTGCAGTTATTAAACCTCCCAATACAACCAATACCGCAGATAATGCTCCTATAGCTACACTAGCTATTAAAGCTAATGGGGCCAACGGAGCGACTTTAATTAATACGTCTGATATTGCATTTAGTAAGAATACTAATATTATTGCATTTGCAGTAGCGTTGTCTATGCCTTGCATTAACGCTAAAACACCGACTATAGCCAACATGGACACTATAACACCGGCTAATATAATCATAGCTGCTTTCCATCCAGCACCAAGAACATCTAACGATAACACTGCGGCAACTAAACCTAACGCGATTATTAATGGTACCATTGCCAACATAATTGCGGTTAAAGCTAGAGCGCTTGGAATAGCATTATTTACGTTCTTTAACATTAATAACGATGCCGAAATTAATATCATAGCTCCACAAACCATTAATATCAGAGCTAACATTGTTTTTATAACGCTCTCGTCTAGTGTAACGTTTGCATACGATAATATTACGACAGCTGCAGCCAATGCGTTTATTAAAATAGCTAAAGATAATGCTGTTTTAATACTTGTTTTAACCTTAAGTTTATCCATAGCTAATAATATCGCGCCTAATATGCCCATTACTAGTGACATTATTACTAACGATTTTAATACACCGCTTTTTATCTCTTTCGATTGACTTAATATCAATACTGCAGCTGCTAGTGCATTTATAAGGACAGCTAAACTTAAAACGGTAACTATGTTAGATTCAACATGTAACGTATCGAGTAAAAATAAGATAGCACCTATAATAACTAAAACGCCAGATATAATATAGAGCGCCGTAATTGTTTTACTATCTAAATCTTTAACTTTGGATATTATTGCTAGCGACGACGCTAACGCCAACATTAAAATACCCAACGCTATAGCTGTACCTAAAGCGGTCTTGGAATCAACACCCAATTCACACATACCGTATATAACGCCAGCTATTATTATAAGTAGTACACCTACTGAAATCATACCTTTAATAGCTTCTTTAGACCCATTAGCGTACTTAGATGCTATCATCATGCCAGATATAGCAGCTGCCAATATCGTCATAGCGCCAACGGCGCTGTATAATCGTTCTGGCTTTATTAAAGAAAATAGTAATATAGCTACAGTCACTACTGCTAGCATGGCAACTAGTGCAAGTAAAGATTTTCTAGCATCGCTTTTAACTTCACCAGCTGCAACCATCAAACCTGATATTAAAATAGCGAATATTCCTATTACAGTTACACCTTTTTCCAACAGATTTGTCGGTACAAAACCTATCGTTACAGCCAAAGCGCCCATTAAAACCATAGAGAAGGTAACTAATAATATAGTACCACCTACTGATAAAGCACTACCTTTAGCATCACCCATGAAATGATTTACTGCTATTAACGCTGACACTAATGCGGCAAATATCCATAAAACACCTATACCTCGTTCTAAGTTTTTGTCACTTATTTTAGATATAGCCTTTATAACTAAGGTCATTACTCCGAACGCGATAGCTATGTATAATATCATTTTACCGACATTACTGTATGCTCGTTTCGAACCAGCACTATTAGAATTAAGGAAATCAATAACGCCTTGAACTACCATTAATGCTATCACAAGGCCAGTAAATTTCTTTAATGCATTTATTCCTCGGTTTGTCTCTTTTTCGGGTATACTACCTGCGTATTTTACAACTTTGGCCATGACTAAAAACGCTACGGATATGTACATCATGTTCTTCCCGGCGTTGTTCATTGACTTACACAGTCCGTTAATGGCCATCATCTGTATAACCATCCATTTAAAGGCGTTTAATGTGACTAAACCTTTAAATATCGTATCAGAATCCATTTTTCCTACGGATTTCATAACGTTAGCCATTATTAAAAATGAAATTGCTATGTATACCATAGTTTTTCCAGCGCCATTGACTTTATTCGATATAGCCGATAACGGTATTAATGTTAAAGCAATAAGCCATAAAGCACCCATCATAACTATTGCTTGAGCTACGTTCTCTTGTTTTATACTAGCTAATATCGTAAACGCCAAAGCCATCAGGAAGAAACTGGCAGCTATACCTATAAGATTTAATACTGTGTCGTTTATAATCTTTTTATCTTTATCGATTTTATTAAACGATGACGATTTTTTGTCTAAAAAGTACATTAACGTCACAAGGGCTGCTAATATGATGGTTATAATTTCAATCACCGTAATTGCACGTTTCAAACCATCGTCATCGATTTTAGATAAAAGAAATATAGATGCTGCTATTAAAGCGATGCTAATTGCTATAGAATATATCATCTGAGTTACAGATTTTATTTTTTTAGCTTTTCCTAACTCAGTCATTAAGTTTTTAATGCCGATTGATAAATTGTTTGCAGCTTTTGTTAAAATAGTTAACGGATTGTTAGATACTATTTCAGATATTTTATCTAACGTTGAATCTAATTTTCCAACTCCTTTAGCTAACGAAATCGCTAATCCTCCGAAAATAATAGTACCCCATGGAATTTTAGAAAAAAACTCCAGAATTTTAGGCATGTTAGTTATTAAATATTTAACGCCTGATACTGTTAAATTTTTCAGAGTAGTTATAGCCTTGCCTACGAACTTAGTAACGGCCTCTACAGTGGTCATAGTAGCATTGCCTATACCAACTGCGAATCCTTCACCAGTCAATTCACCGTATTCCATAGGAACTCTAGCAGGCGAATGTATTCCTAAAATCTCCCGTAAAGTCGATAATATAGTGTTTGCTAAAAGTCCTACAACTTCTTTAACTTTAACAATACCACTTTTTAATCCGTTTACCAAACCAGATATTATGTATTCTGGTATATTATCTGTGTTTTTTAATCCATCAATCCATTTTGAAGTTTTATCTATTAACTCGGATATTACACTTCCGACTTTAGTTAAAATACTTCTTAAAACACTGCTATTTTTTATCCAATCAACGACTTTTGTAACTACTTTTTCTATAAAGTATGCTACACCTTGTAAAATAGTACCTAAACCAGACGCGATTTTATTTAATAAATCGTTTTCTTTAGCCCAATTATAGATTGACTTAGCAGCGTCGACTATGAGTTTGATTATCGGTGTTAATATTCGTTTTATTCCGTTTAAAATTCCGGAGCTCTTTAAAGTATTTTTTATCCAGTTCCTAACCGCTACTATTGCATCGCCCAACGCAGCAGTTACATCTAAAATTTTTATACCGAACGTCTCAAAAATAAAACGAATGGCTTTCATCGCTAGTGAAACACCTCCACCAACGACCATTCTAATTAAATCTAATACAGCGAATAATCCATTGAACGTTCGCGTTATCTTGTCAGATACTTCTTCTGTTATTTGTAGCTCAGAAGTTAACTTTCTAAACCCAGCAATAAGATTGAAAACCGGATTTACATTGTCTAAGCTACCGAATACGTTATTCCACGATTTGGCAATTGACCTACCAAGACTTTTTATTATTTTAACTATATTAGATAGACTGTCTAATAATAAACTCGACATAGACAGAAGACTATGGTCTTTGACTACATCGTCTACAGAATATCCAGCTTTATTAGCGTATATACTTAATTGTGCCATTGCATCAGATAAGCCAGAAACAGACGTTTTCGTAGCTGCGTAGTTTCTTTTTGTTAACGCTAATGTGTTGTTGCTTAAATTTATTACTTGGTTGCTATCAGAAACATTATTAGTTAAATCATCAATTGTATTAGATAACTGTTCTGCATGTCTATACGTAGAACCAAGTGTTTCGTTTACTCCATTTTGAACTGCTACCCAGTTATAGCCCGCGTTAGTTAGTTTGTCCCAACGTTTAGCACCAACATCCCATTTTCCATTAATAACTTCGTTTATAACATCCGAAGCGTTAGTCATTATTTTAGATGTTGATTGTACCTTAGTCCCTATATCGTCAAACGTCTGCTTAACCGCTGTGAACGGTTTTAGGATTTTAGAAGCTATACTTGAAAAATCTATTTTATTAATTATAGACGTTGCCCAATTTATAGCTTTGATGGCTATATCGACTATTTTAGAGATTGTCGGAGCCAACGCGTCTTTTAATTCGTTTGTTTTTACCCTAAGAGCATTAAATAATTGAACTAATGCACCGTTTTGTTCAATCAGCGGAGAATAGAATAAAGCACCTATTCTTCCTAACGCAGATTTTACGTTTGATAAGGCACCAGTCATCGTTTCGTTAGCTTTCTTAGCATGTTCTCCGAATGCGGAATCCATAGCTTGAGAAAACATATCGAAACTGATTTGACCTTTTGATACCATATCTCTAACAGCGGCTTCTGTCAATCCAAATTCTTCAGCTAACGTAGCTGCCGCGTTCATACCCCTGCCTGACAATTGCAATAACTGGTCACCCATCAATCGACCTTGACCAGCAACCTGCGTAAATATCCTGCCGATATCTTCATACGAAGAATTTGTCATGGCTGCAACACCAGCTATACCTCGTAAAGCAGTAAACATCTGGTCTCCAGCTTTAACGTTTGATGCTGCTAACTGAGAAGCTACTTTAGCTGCTGCATCCAATCCATATGCCGTTCCATCGACAGATTTACTAACGTCGTTCATTATTTCTGAAACTTTTTCTTCGTCTTTTAATAAACCTTGTAACTGGAAGTGTGCATTTTCAAGGTTTTCTGCTCGACGTTTACCACCTTCTGTCACACTTTTAAGTGCGGCGTCGATTCCTTTTATAGCGTATTTTATAGCTATAAAAGTCTTAACTTCAGTTCCAATTTTCGTTACATAAGAATATAAATTGGATATATCTTTGGACAATTTTGTGGTATCCAAAGTCCGTTGTAATTTATCTAATGTGTTTATAGTTACCTTGGCATTCTTTTCAAACGACGCATTATCGAACTTCATCGATAATACTCTTTCGTCTACTCCTTTGCCGCTCATAAATATTTCACCTCCGACCAGACAGCGTCTACCAGCTCTTCAAACACCGGCTTTAGGGCTGGATTAATATAATCTACTCCTTCAACCCATCCGCCGTTTCCAGTGGCATGTCCTGTTTGTAATATTATCGCTATGTTAACGTAATTGTGTATATTAGAGTTATGAAATATCAAAGAATATTTACCTCTATTGTCGGTCTCTATTGTATAGTACCATGACTTAGACGTTAAACCGGTGTCTTTTGGTGTATACTTTTCTAAATTTTGTACACCAATTTTTCCGTATTTCTCCAGAACACTTATTTTTATAATATCTGACAACGAGTATAATAATTTTTTAGACTTTTTAAAATTACCACGACTATCTATTTTGATTATTTGTGCCATATGTTTAACCCGATGAATGTAATTTAGCTTTTCTAGCTTCGTTCAATCTAGCTCTATCTACTAACTGTGACCTAGTCAGATTTCTCTTACCTTTCGAGTTGTTATTCTTAATCTGAAAGACTTTAAGTAAACTTAACAATCTATTCAGATGCCATTTTTCACACTCTTTAGGTATACCGCACGAGAACATCATATAGTATATTAATTCTGACGTCATTGGCTCGTTTGATGAAGAACCTCCTCGTCTTAATGAGTTTTCGTCAAAGTAAGTGGCACTCATTGGGTCTTGGATGTACTCGTTTATCTCCTGTTGATTTTTCTCCGTCAATAATAAATAGGCGGAATCGTCGGTACACTTAATCGTCATACATTTTATATAGTAAAGCATCTCTTCACTAGTTTTCTTTTGTTTTGACAAAAAAGTTTTATGGTACCGACTTTCCCACCTTGAGACAGAGACAAGAGAATGTTCTAAGGTTAAACTGATTTCATTGTGATAAAGGAAAGTATTTGTTCGTTCGTCCCAATATTCCGCGGCGGGAATTTTTATTGTTAACATTCTCTTACCTCTTATGTTATATTAGTTGTTAGCCATATCTTCCTTGGCTTTTCTTACAGCGTCTGCAATATTCCTCGGAAGAATCTGGTCTACAAAGCGTGCTGCTTCATCAGCGTCCGTAAGAAGCATCATGTAATATACAGAATAAGCTTCGGACTGTCTGAACTCTTCTCTAATCTTATCAGTCTTCTCGAAACGCTTACCATCGTCAGATTTAACACCGTATGCCATCATGAGAAGTTCATCGAAAATATAAGCGATTTCCTCAATATCGTTAGAATCAACAATCCTTTTAAGGTATTCTTGATATCCACCACCACGCTTAAACTGCATCTTGGTAAGTTCAGCTTCGTTAAGATTAAAATAGAGCTTAGTCTTACAATCCAATCCGTTATAGTCTTTGTATTCGATTTCTTTAATATACATATTTGTTTACCTCCATTTTGATTTGTTTTAAATATTATTCTCCGTCAGGAGTCATAAGAGTCTTCACTTCGTCGGGAAGAGGAAGTCTGGGCGCTACGCCATCACTTCCGCTAGGCTGAGTGGGGTCTTTACCGTAAAGAATCTCTTCAAGAGCAGTAAGCTTAGTCTTGTCGCACTTGGTGGAATCAATAGTAATGCAAGACGTCGGCTTGAAACCGCTTACAGATACCGGGGTCGTAGAAAGTTCCCAAGAAAACGTATTTGCTTCGGGGGAATCACTGATAGTGGAATAAGCCCTCTCGGAGGGAGATGCCTTACATCCATAAATAAGATGCAGCTTATAACCATAATCGTTACCATCAGTATCATTACCCAAAACAGTACGGTACGAAAGACCAAACGTCTCCCTCTTCTGCTGACCGATACTTACGCCAGAAACAAGGTCTGCAGTACCGTCACATTTTTCGAATTCAGAAGGATAAGTATATGCTTCAATTGTAGCACCGAATTCTTCATTACTAATAAGATTCAAATACTTAATATCGTCAGCATAA